TTGTGATGGAAGTGTCCACTCATTACAGTATCAAACTTCTTGAACTCACTTTTATCCATACCATTTTCTGCAACTATCTGTCCCTTGTTCATTGCAAATCCATTGATATCTAAATGACCCATACATATGTCAGCTTTAGTTTCATCAATCATACCCATTGCATAGATATAGTTCTGACTATTAATCCAAGGCATGAATAGTATAGGAAGTCCATCAAAGGTTACTTCTGTAGCTTCTGAATATAAGTTTATAGTTTTGTGTCTGCCATCAACTAATTCTTGTAGAGAGTTTACATCATTTGTATTCTTAAAAAATATGTCGTGATTACCAACTAACATATGTAAATTAATATCTAATAATGAAAATGGTAAAAGGAATCTTTCACGAAAGTCTTTTGCAATACGATAGGATACAAACTTACGTCTATCCATCACATCACCTAGATGTATTACATTCTTTATATTGTTTTGCTGTAAATAGGGAAAGAATTGACCTTCATAAAAATTATAAAAGTAATCATTAAAATTTACATTATCATTTCTAGCACCAAAGTGTGTATCGGTGATTATCGCAATTTTCAATCTTCAGACTCCATAAACATTTCTAAACCTTTTTTAGGTTTCTCTTTAATTTTCTTTTTAGGATTATACACAGCTTCATCTGGCACCATTATATTAGGGTCAAATCCACCTACTGAATAATTTCTATCATCGCCTGGCATAGTTACAAATGCTTGAAAGTCTGCCTTACTTATAATCCTATGTTTAACGTGTGTTTGTTTTTTCTCTCTTTGAATTCTTCTTATGAAAGCATAGTAGATAATTTGTGTAAAATATGCAAAAGGATTGTTTGATTTTTCTGGATTAAAATTATGTATATACTGTAAACAGTTTTCTATTCCATCTGAAATCATATCTTCTTTATATGTATAGTTGATAAAATTAGGTCTATACGATAAACCATTTGCAATCTTTAAGAAACATTGTCCTACGTAATCTGTAATTCTTGGTCGTTCTTCACCAGTTTCTTCTGCCTCTTTACACTTTTCTTTCCAGTCTTTCATGGCTTCTAAAAACTTTTTGTTGTCCACATAGTGAACACTTTTCTTTTTTATTGATTTTGCCATACTTAATTTCTCCATTAATATAAGTCTTTATCATACCAGAAAACCTCATATTTGTCAAGGAAATAATATGTTTAATTTATCTATTGACAAGATTGTAAAATAGTGTATAATCATTTATGTAGTTCTTTGAGAAAGATAATTAATGTATAGTCTTCTTAGAGCTCATTAAGTCTAATAATATATTCTCTCTTTCTTCTTCATCTATATCATTTTCTTTTTCAATTATATTATCTTGTGGAACATCATCTTCTATTATTACTTTTTTACTTTTATCATCCATAACTTTTTTTAATTCTAAAGCTTCTTGAAACTCTTCTTCTGTTATTTCAGTTGGATTGAATTTTTCAGTAGTCATCATACCATCTAAAGTTCGTAAAACATATTGATAGTATCGTGTAAGACCAACAGAGGCTTCTGTCATTACTATAACACTACTCTTTTGTACGTGAAACTCTTCTTGGTCTGAAAATGGTTGTATCCATCTAGTAAGGGCAAGTGATTCGGAAACACCCTTCTTTGTTATTCTATTAATAGTATCCATTTTAAGAGGTGATGTTATTTTAAATGTATTTTCTTGTGTTTCTACAAGATTACATATTACATCTTCCCCATTAGCCAATTTAAATACTTGAAAGTTACTCATATGTTTACCTTGTCTATTTTGTAATTAAACTCTTCTTGGTTATATATATTTAGTCTTGCGTGAAAGTGTCTGAGGGTAAAGTTTTGGTGTTCCTTGATTGATAAATCGTCTGACAAATCGAACAATCGAATGGAATCTTTACTTTCACTTCTACGGAGTCCACGGCCGATTGATTGAAGTACTCGTATTCTACTTTTGGAGGGTGAAGCGAACACGACATTATGAATATTCCGAATATTAATACCAGTACTAAACGTACCATATGAGGCAATAATGATAGCATCTTTTTCATCTTCTGTAATACTCCTTATCTCTTCTCTTGTTTTTGTATCCGTACCACCATGTACAAAGAATACTTTTCTATCAAAATCTTTCATCATCTTATAAAGGACAGCTCCGTGTTTCTCTACCAATTGAAACAGACAGAGTGTGTTACCTTTTAGATTGCTACACAAAGTAGTAATAAAATTATTCCTAGCATTGCATAGAACCAGATAATTGATTTCATCTGCATAATTTAACCCCTTTACGTTTTTACATTCTTCCTTAGAATGTTTCAACACAATACATTCTATATTTAATTGTGCGAGATGATTACTTTCCATCAACTTCTTTGTTGTTGTTACTCTTTCAACAGTACCAAACAAACCTTCTAGAACTAATCTATGTGTTTGTGTACCATCTAATGTACCTGTCAGCCCAAATCTATATTTACACAGATGTAGTTTTGTCATAATACCTGTAAGAGATTTAGCCTTAAACATATGAGCCTCATCACCAATCACGCACCCAAACTGTTCAAAGTATTTCTTGGGCATCTTGTAGATAGATTGCCATGTAGATATCACAACGTCTTTTGTTACCTGTGTCGTATATCCCTGATATATCTTTTGACAATGTGTTCCAGAACTCCAACCATAATCCTCAAAGTCTGAGTACATCTGTTCAACAAGTGATGTTGTCGGTACAAGTATCAAGGTCTTTAGTTTCATCATCTGATAATAACGAACTAGAGAATAGATGATTAACGATTTTCCTGAAGCAGTAGGAGAAACAAGAAGAGCCCGATTTGACTTAATAGCATACTCGATAGCATCAATTTGGTAATCACGGACTTTAAGTGACTTACCTTGAGTTTTTGGTTTAAGAGCTCTGACGAATCCCTTAACAGTTGATTTGGATATTTCTCTAACATCTTCTACTTCCTTATCTATTATATATTCAATATTATTCTTATAACAAAAATCTTTAATGTATGGTAATAAACCTAAGTATATTCTTCCAGTTGCTGGTGAAAACAATCGTATCTTACCATCCCATATCTTATTACGATATGCAGGCATAAATCTATAGCCTGGAACATCAAAGGTAAAAAAATCTGATAGTTCTCTCTCCACTCCAGAGTCAGCCTCAATCTTTAAATAGACTTCATTTATTTTAGATATTTGCATTTTGTAATGTGTTCTCTTCACCATACTCACCTCTGAGTATTACATTAAAAGATATACTGATTCTTTTATTAGGTGTAGGTGGCACCCAATGCATTAACCAGGCTGGAAACATATACATAGTATCTTTATTAGAATTAAATCTTAATACTCCACCATTATTCATATTTGGTTTTTTTCTCTTTGGTGTTAATTGATTTGCTTGTGGTCTAGGGTCAATGAAGTGTATACGTGATGTATTTATATTTTCACAAGGATACCAAACACCAGAGAATACATTATTAGAATGTGTGTGTGGTGGGTGAGATGCATTTGGTTCAGACACGTTTATCCACATACTTGTAATATCTATTTTTTTATAATCATATGCATACGTTTCACACATTTTTTTTGTTACAGAATATATCTGTTTTACGAAAGAACTGAATACATCCATATTTTGTAGATTATTATTTATTGATTGATAAAGGTTTCCATGCTTGTTATATTCTACTTTATCAACATAATCTAATATTTCATCATTTGCAACAAATTTACTTTCAAATATTTTTGTAGGGAATAAATCCCATTCTTTTACATCACCCATGTTATTGTACTATACCTTGTTCCACTTTCTACTTCTAGTACTTCGTGTGGAAACATAAAGTTTGAAGGAAACATAATAGCATCACCTTTTTTAGTATTATAATTATTATCCCCAATTATCAAATCACCACCTTTATAATCATCATTTAAGAATAATAAGATTGATGCTTGTGGGTGTCCGTATTGTTGACCATGAGAGTGGTGGATATTGTCAATATGTCTAGACATAAATCCGCCTGGGCCGTATTTGTTTAATCTAAAATCGGTATGTCTTTCACATTTAAAATCTTTGTGTTCCTCTTGATAGTTCTTTATAGTTTCTGCATAACACAATTTGATTTCTTCATAGTATTTATCGGTAGATTTAATCCAGCAATCCATCATAGATACCCTCTCAGAACTCCTTGCAGACGTACCAGTAGATGTAGCGTACATAGATGGTGTAAATGTATAAGATTTTTGAGAATAAGCTGTTATACTATCACATAATTTACTGTCAACTATATTTTTGTAGTGTCCAATGTACTCAGAGTAACTTTTCATTATACCATTCCAGCTTCAAATTGTTTCCATTTAATCGCATGAGATATATCCCAACCACGATTGTCAATAGATTTAATAACACCATCAATATACTTGACAACTGTCTGTAAATATGATATCTTATTTTCTGAATTGATAATATCTTCAT